TTACTTTCTATTAATTAATTCAATTCCGTAACTTATTGCAAATTCTTTCAAAATGGTGCATCTTTTTCGTTTAACTCTGGTGATTTTACTAACCAATTTGAGTTATCCCAGTGATCAACATCACTATCATTATTTTCAAACCTTCCGTTGTTATAATTATATTTTAAGTTAGAAACTCCCTGTTCTCCCAAGTGCATAAATCTAATTTTTTGCCAATATACCTCAACTTGATTTATCATTAAATTATCTTTATCCCTGATCCTATGTACAGTAAATCCATAATCGGCTTTATTATAAAAATGTGCTGATCCTGAAATATCATATAGACTTGGAATTTCACCCTTCAGCATTTTGCGTGGGTGTGCAATTAGAAATACTAAAACATTGTTAAATTTAGCAAAATTAGTCAGCTTATCCAAAAATCTACTTATGTATTTTGTTTCAGTTTCGCTTTTTTTATACAAGTGATCTAGCTTATTATATGGATCAATAACCAGTATCTTAATGCCTTTTTGTTTCACTAATCCTTTTGCACTTTCTAAAATACTATCTATTGTTAAGTCCTCTTCATTAAGAATGTAATAATAATTGTCTTTTATATACTCATAAATGTTTAGAAAATCTGTGGTATCAAAATCCTTATGAAACTTTTGCCCTGAATACTTTTTATGAATCTTTGCGTAGTGGTTCTTCATTGGATAGTTCTCTATTGTGAAAAATCCTGCTTTCCATCCATATAAAAGGTTTAATCTTGAAACTAAATAATCAACAAATTCAGATTTTCCACTACCAGGCACACCGGAAACAATCGCCAATCTGCCAGACTCCCAAGTGATAAATTTATCAATATCTTCATTCTCTAATCTTAATCCTGGTTGTAATCCCTTTTCGTATAAATCAACTATCTCATTATAAATTTCATCAATTTTAACTATCCCTTTTATCGGTACTATTTTTGAGTTTTTAATCAAATCCTTAAACTCAATTCCGCCTTCACCAATAAAATAATCATTACTATCTTTATATTGCTTAAGGTTAATTATATTACATTTTTCAGCACCCAAGCGCCTGGCAAGCTCATCTCTTAATTCAATACCCTTTGAATCATTATCGTTTGATAGGTAAATTTTATCTATATGATTAAACAACTCAATACTACTATCTAAAAATTCAAGTTTTTTATTTGCTCCAGCCGGAACAGAAATAACATTATCATATCCATTTTCAATCCATGTTAAAGCATCCATTTCACCCTCACAAATAATTATTTCCTTGTTTTCTTTTAAGGCATCAAAATTATACCAAATCAATTCAGCACCGGAAACTAATTTAAAACTCTTTTTAGCACCCCTGAATTTAATATTCTTTTGCACCCCGTCAATAAAATACGGAAAACATATAACCTCAATCTTATCCTTTAGTTGTGGCATAAATTCAATATCTGAAAACACCTTCATTTTAATCAAAGTCTTTTGGCTTATCATTCTGCCTTCAAAATACTTTACTGCCTTGTCTGTTAAGTCGGTTTTGTTTCGCCACTCAGGAACTACATATTGTTTTTTGCTTTCATAAGGCTTGTATTCAAAAAAGGTAGTTAAGCAATGATGGCAATACATCAATTTAGTATCTGGATAATACCAAAAGTCTTTTTTAGTATTCTTTTTACGATTACCAGAACACTCAGGACATATATAATCTTTTTTTGTACCTAAATCAATATCCAGGCTGTATATTATCTTTGTATTTGCGCTTTGTATTTTCATTAAAAAGGCATTTGTTTTTTATATTCATTTTTAAACCAAACGGATCTCATTTTTTGCTTCCAATTCAATACAGGATTTCCTTTTGAATCAAACCAATCCGCATCATTATAATAATTCCATACAAATTCTCCTCTTTCTTTCATATATCCATTATCATTAAAGTATTTTTCTACTTCTTCTATTGTTGGTTTTTTAAATGGTTTCCTTCTTCTCTTTTTAGTACCATCTTTATTTACAATTTCATCTTCAGTTTCAGTTTCCATATGTGGATCATATGTTTTACATATCTTTTTCCTGTTTTTACTTCTTGATTCACTATATTTTCTCCTCCTATCTGACTCTGTTTTCATTCTCTCATTATAGTATAATCCTTTTTTTGTTTTTACAAATTTATCAAATATCTTTTTATCATATGTTTTACATATGTTTAACATATCTCCTTCATATAAATATCCTTGCTGGTGTTGTAAACATAAGAGTATTATGTATTTACCTTTTTGGTCATCAGTCATTGTTAATGTTCCTGAAATAAAATCACTTGTATAGAACAAAACTGCCGGATCTTTTCCCATCACATTTCCTCCTGTTTAATTACATAAGCAGTTAATAATTGAATAGCTGTTTTTATTCCATTTTTTCCTTCTATTTTTACAATTTTAGATGTTCTATATAATAATATAAATACATCAGTCGGGGTACATTTTAATACTTCTGACATAAATCTGAAAAAACTACTATTTTCTGATAATACAATGTGCATTGCAGTATGTTCTTCATCTGTTATTGTTATCAGATCCTTATTTGCATATTCCCAGGGCTTCTTTCCTTTAATGTATTTCTTATGATGTACGCAAAGTGTTTTATCTTTTTCAAAAGTAATTTGACATTGAAAATTATCACGTTCCATGATCTTTAGTCGCTTCTTTTGCCACCGTGGGTCTTTTAATAGTTCTGAATATTCACTCATTTTACATTCTTAAATTGTTAAACAAAAAAAATATTATATTATATTGAGCGCTTTTAGCTTATCTGCTAATTCAGGTTCCCAGGCATTGTCTTTTAACTTACTGTCAAGTGTTGGCCGTGAAATGCCTAATTCTATTGCCAGTTTACCCTTTGTTCTGGTTCTGTCTTTTGACAGCCAGAGTATAACTTTATCGCTTATTTTAATTATTGTATTCATGTTACAAATGTAAAGTAATTATTTGGATAAACAAAATCAGATATTAACATTTTATTAACAATCCTGTTTATAATTTATTTGCAGTTGGGTTTTATATATTTCAATTCGTTTTTTAGCAATTTGAATATCCTCTGGATTAATTTCACTTCCGATATAATCTTTTTTGGAATTTAGCGCACCAATGGCCGTTGTTCCGGTCCCCATAAATGGATCATAAATAATATCAGATTCGCAAAGTTCCCAAATAACACGCTTAGTAATAGCTTCACTTGTATAACCTGGATGTCCGTATGTTTCTTCACGGAAAAAAAATCCAAGTCCAGGCTGTTGCATATTATCCCAAACATTCAAAATTGGTTTATCCCGTTTTGGCCTTGCATTTGTAAGCAATTTGTTAAACTGATTTGAATATCCGTATCGTATAGCTCCTGCCGGGCGAAATGGTAAAATTATTTCTTGAAATTCATTTCCTAATATATTCCAATAAAATAAATTCCATTTTTTAGGCACATATATAGTAAACACATTTGCAATCCTTTTGCATTCATTTAATACAGAGGTTATCCATGTTTTATATTTTTCATCTGGCATGTTATCTTTATAGTATTTATAATCTTTTCCAACATTATAGGGAGGATCTGTAAATATATCACAATAATTATCTGGCATTTTTGCCATTGTATCCAAGCAATTTTCATTATATATGTGATTGATATTCATAAATCGTATGTTTTAGGATCAAATAAATCTTTGATTAGTGCTTTTGACATCCAAAATTTACCAGACGATGAATCCCCTCCAGGATATAATGAATCGTATAATTTATTAATAGCCCTGAATGTGTCTTCAGTACCCGTGGTATATGAATAATTAAGGTATGTCAATATGATATTAATAAGCTCGGGATTAATTTGTTCGTCTTTATCCGGATGTTCGGTATTCCATGAATCTATCAGGTCAATCAGTAATTTTTGTGGTATTTCGTTTTTTTTTGTCATTGTCCTAAATTAATTCTAACTGCCCCTTTTCCTCAATAGCATTTGTGTGATTCCTGCAATTAACTTC